TGCCGGAATGTATCGGCGTCTCGCATTCTCAGCTCATCAATTGAGTACTGCCGGCCTGTAAGCGGATCCGCGAATTTGCTAAGAGGGTATTTCCCCTCGGTATATAGCTTGTATCGTGTTGGCCCAAGCCACTCACGTTTGAACTCGGCGTCTTGGTTAGCAAACCACTTGCTGTAGTTCGTTTTGGCATCTACCTGCCCTATCTCCAGGCCTGCTTTCTCTCGCTGTTTTTTTGTCATGTTGCCAATGCTGCGGAATGAGCGTTCGCCATCGCGCCCCCTGACCTTCAAAGCCCTGACAAACGGCCTGGTGCCGATAACCTTCCCATCCAATGACGGGATCAACTGTGAGCGGCAATTAGGATGAAGTGGCGGCACAGGATGCGGATCACTCTTAAGCCAAGATTTCCCGTCCAACGAGGCACATATTTTTGATGTTCGGCCATCAAGTGTTGCAAGAAAAACCACGTAATCAACACCAATTTCATCATACATTTGATTGTATGCCTGGTTGCTGATGTGATTTCTCGCCGTTCGGATAAGCCTTTCCGCATCAATCTTGGCTTGGTATATCAGGCCGTCTTGATAGTTGAGTTTTGCAGTGCCTCTAATGGCTTTCACTATCTCGCTATTGGTGTTGCCTGCAACAACCCCGGCACGAATAGAGGCGTATATTGCATCTTGCTTTGGCTTGGAGAACTCACTTAAAAGCGTGTCAACCAGCCTGCCACCAAAAGGAGCTGAACCAGAAAGCGGCCTATCCATAGCCTTTTTATAGACCGTGTTATCTGCAATTTTTGGCTTTTTTATATCTTCAAAAACTCGGTCGAAAAGCTCATAAATGTATGTGGCTTCATATCCAGCAAGCGCAGCTGCTGAGCTGGACCAGTTGCTATTCAAAGCAGCTGACAGTCCTTGTCCGTAGTTATCAATCTGCTCCTTGATCCCTTTCAGTCTTGTTGTGTTGTACCTTCCAACAAGAAAACTCTCTAACTCTGCGCGGCCAATGCCATCCAACCGGTGAAGAAGCTCCTTTGCCAGCTCAATGGCGAGTTCATCAATTCTGGAGTTAACCTGATTGACTATCGCCGAAGATGCTCGATATTGGTAACTTGCGTGTTGTGATATGGCAGAGGCTATGGCATTTTGCGCTGCTCTGAGCTCACCACTTGTTGCCATCAGATGCCGCCTGCATTATCGATCATCAGAAACTCATCTTCCCAGGAACGCTCAGGAAGCTTGCCTGTGCCAATGTATGTCCAGTACGACTCATTACTTACCTTGCCAGCCATTACCGCCTGCAGAAGCTGTGCAGCCATCTGCGGATCAACGTCTGCAACAACAAAGTCTGGTTTAACTGCGAACTTCACTTCATCTGGATCTATATCCATAAACTGAGCCGCAAATCTGAGACACTGCTCAATAGCCTCTGCCGCAGTCATGACTACTGTGTGGAGGGTGGCCTGCTGATCATCCTGTCTGGCGCGCCGTGCGTCACCTGACTCAATGCCTCCTACGTCCATAACCTTAGCGCCTGACTCAAGAGCGGAGCTTCGTTGCGTGTCCATCGCTGACTTGATCTTTTCTATTCCGTTCCCTGTGATTTCCAGATAACCACATTGAGCATCTTGAGGAAGAGCCCAAGCTGCAGAAGGCCCGGTAACCCTAAGGTTCTGATCCTCACTCAGTCCTGAAACCCATGGTTGCGGGTGCGCGGTTCGGTGCAAAGCTTGGTAATAGTCTGCTGATAATTCGTAGTATTTCAGAGCGGCTTTGGCCATTGACAACAAGGGGATTTCATCAGGATCGGGAGAGTTATCAGTTGATCCGGAAAACACAATAGGGATGTAGTCCAGCCCACGTACCAGATCACCATTGGCGTCATACATTCCTGGACGCTTCTCTTCATCAACATCAGCTCCGGCTGAATTAACTACCCTGGCCCGGTATATTCCATCTTCAAGATCCAGCACTCGATAAACGGTTTCTGATTCGTGACTAAACTCGTCAGAGCTTTTGCTTTTAAGCTCCTGTAGCACTGTCAGGGTTAGGTCTTTGCGGCCATCGACCAAGCTCTCTTTCCAGTTAGTGGCGTCTTTGGCACCATAAACAGCGACAAATGGCAGTTGGTTATCGTCAACATCCACCAGCAACACATTGCGGCCATATCCAAGAGATGCAGCTACAGTTCTCTGAAAGAGCTGAACAAGCCCGAATCCATCTGCAGTAGCATTCTCCCGCATGGACTCCATTCGATCAGGCAGTACTATCTCAGGCGTTAGACGAGAAACAAGGCCCATCATGGTTCTGAGCCCGTCTTTCACCCAGTGCGGATACTCGGCTCTGTGGAGGTAGCTTTCGTAAATATAGGCGTTATCCTGGCTTACTCTCTCAGCTTCCATCATCCCTTCGGTTTTTCTCAGCCGATTTGGGTTATCCTTTACTGCATCTTCGCCGTCAAGGGCTTCGGCCATGATGTCCCAGTCACCTTCCATTTTCTTGTAAAGCGGGTGCAAGCTTGTAACTGGCATTTTATAAACCTCTGACTTGTAGAGTTCCGACAACCGGTTTGTTAATTGGGTATCGCTTGGCAAGGAAATAGCCAACAGCATCATTTGGGTGGTCAAGGCCGCCTTTTTTGTCTGGAGCCCCGCTGTCGTCGTATGGCTGCTGCTCAAGACACTCAGTTAGCGTTGGGCAGTTGTCGGTGTTTACCAACCAACGGCGCTCAAGGTTACTGTTGAGGATCATCGCGTTCACGGCGTTAACCCGGTCTTTAACTGCCGGGTTTACTCCATCAACAATCACACTAAATCCTGATTGCCTCAAAATGCTGAGGTCAGAAACGCTAGCCCCCTTAGTGCTGGTGTTCTGGCCGCTGGCATCAGGGTAAATCACTATCTGATGGCCCTTATCCTTGAACTCTTCCTTGATCCGCTTTGCCATATCTGGCGTATCTCGCACCTTGGTTATCTCGGCCAAGGTTAACGGCCTGCCGTCGCGGATAACGCTAATCTCTGCGGTCATATTCAGCACGTTGAAGTCCATGCCGATATGCAGGACCTCACCAGGCCTAATCTGTTCAGAGGTATGGTTTAGCTTTCGGCTGAACTCAGGGTAAACGGAACCGCTCGTCAGGTTCGTAAACTGGCCTTTCAAATAAGCCGCTATCAACTGAGGCGGATACGACGCCATCAAAGAATCAATGTAATCGTCCGGCAGGTTGGCTTCGTTATCGTATGTGCTCGCATGGATAAGGCCATACAGACTGGCAAGCTCAGGTTTAGCCCGCACCTGCTTAACGAACTGCTGATAGACGAACTTAAAACCCTCTGGGGTGGTTGTTACATCAATCCCGTTCTTCAACCCTGGTACGTTGTAGCGCATACGGGCGATGATCTTTCGCCATGCCATTTCGGCCTTGTGGGCCGCCATAACGTCCAGCTCATCAACAAGAGCTTGCCCAATCTTGAAACCAACTATCGAAGCTGGCTTTTCCATAGAGCGACAGATAATCGTGTTTCGATATTGCTTGCCGCTGTAGATATGGACTTCTTTGTTGCCCTCGTTGATCTTCGTTCTAAGGCCCCAGTCAAAAGCGGCCTCTTCAACTGTCGGGTAAAAAATGTCCCTGATTTGTGGGTATGTTGGGGCAAAGTACCCGGCGTTTACTCGCGGCCACTCCCAGGAGTGCTGGAACAACGATCCACAGCCCACCCAAGTCTTCCCGCTGCCAAATCCTGCGACAAAAGCCCGAAACTTATGAGGCAGAGCCAAAAACTTGGACTGAGGGACATTAAGACCCGGATTTATCGTCGTCACGGATCCGTGCATCCTTGACGCTAATCTCTACCTTCACAGGCTGCGGCGGTGCGTCATCATCGTCAGACTGCTGCCGCTTGTGGTTGACGTATATGTCACCAACCTCCTTGGCGGCCTGTTCAAGCATCTGCATTACAAGGGGGTAATTCCCCCTCTTTTCAGCCTTGCTGAGCATCATTTCCAACTTTCTCAATCGGTATGCCCGTTGAGCGATAGGTATATCAGCAGTCTCAGCCTTGAATGCTTCCCTGGTGGCATCGAAAACAACTCGCCATTTCTGGCTCAGGTTCCTGCCGGCATACTTTGTCGGGTTGTAGGCTTCAACCTGCTGGCGAGGGACGATAACCCCGAATTCCTCTTTGACAGCCTCTGCGACCTGTGACGGAGTGTCGTAGCAGGCCAGCGACTGCACAATAAATTGTTTTACTTGATCGCTTAGTGAGGCCATAAAATGTCATCCGTCAAATTGAGGTCAAGCTATGCGACCGAACGGATACACGTTCCGCAAGCTCTCGCTATGTTTGTTTTAGCCACCTCTGGCTTGCCGTTTGCGGCATCAACCATCTGCTGTACTTCGTGGCTGGCTCCATAGCGCTTAACGATGTCAATAAACTCTTCGACGTCATGGCCACGAATGGTTAGAACCGGCTTTCCTTCCTGGTTGAACTTTGGCGCGCCGTATTCATCAGTTGCCTGAGCAATGTGCATCATTTCGTGCTCTACCAACTCGCAAAACTCAGTATCAGAGCACTCGGCGCTGTAATCTGCTGCTATCGTGATTAAAAATTTAGGAACTCGACCGAACCAGTCGCGGAATTGCTGCTCGAGTCTGACTTTTTGCCATCCGCCAGCGCGAAGCATCACCTGTTCGCATTGGCCTAGGACTGTGCGGCCTTTCTTTTCAAACGCCGTTGACGCCCACATAAATTCGACATCAGAATCAATCAGATGTGCATGCTGTGGATTGTGCAGTTCGCCAGTTTCGGCAAGAAACGTTTCGTGTACCCATGCTTTCAGCTCTGGTGCTGGGGCCACAACAGGGAACAAAATGGCCTCGGCATCCAGCAGTGATTGTGGTGGCGTTGGTCGATTCATCTGATTTCCTGCTGATAAAAATAGGTGCCGGGTGCATCCAGCAGCGGCGCTTCACAGCGCGGCCCCGGCTAAATCCGTTGTTATTTGGTGTCGTCCTGAATTTGCGCCATCTGCGCTTCGTATAACTCGCGCTCCCGCGAGTCTTTCCGTGCTTGATACCACCAGTTGAGGCCAAAAGTAGCTATCGCAACGATGATACCGATAACCAGTGCCCAATCATTCAGTGACAATAAACCGCCAGCCGCAGTTGCACCGGATGCCGTATAGCTCATTGTCGTAGTAGTTTTATCCATGATTCTCTCGACTATTCTCATAGTTGCGGCCTCCGGTGGTGGCCAGTGTTCAGTTTTGATTTAACTCAGCTTTTTTGTCTGCTTGCCACTGCTCTAGCGCCTGCCAGTCCAGGTTACATTTGCCAAGGTCGAGGTACAGGCTGGTTATCAGCGACAACATTGCCTGGTTTGAAATACAGCGGCCTGAGCTTTGCTGTAGGCACTGGATTGTTTGCTGGTCTGGATGTGTAACGTTGCATCGCGTTATCAGGGCTTCCGGCGTCATCACGTAAACAGTCTGCGGAGTCGGGATGTTCCGCACAACTGGCGGCGTTGACGAGCAGGCGCACAGCGTCATCAGGCACGTAATCATCACGCCAGCGTTTAGTGTGTTCATCGTTTGAATCTCGCAGTAGTTTGTCAATGCGCTGTTGCAGCTTATTGTTTGCTGAGATGAGTTGTGCTTTCGATTGTTCATTGTTTTTGATGGCGGCGGCCAATGCGTCACGTTCTGCGATAGCTGCAAGAGTTGCGACACCTGCTGCAGTTAGTTGCTTGGCTAACCTGTCTGAATCTGTTTGTAATATCTGCTGTGCTTCCTGAGCCGTTTTTAAATCTGATTTAGCAACTTTCAGGCTTGCGCTTAGTGAGTAGCTAACCACGATGAATATAGTCAGCGCTATAGCCAGCGCAGCAGCGAGATATTGCATGAGTTTATCAGTCAGCATTAGCCGCAGCCTCAGTGCATTTAGCGTACCTGTCTAGCTGTCGCGTCCAAACCCCGGCACAACGTTTGTTGTTGGGTGTCGAACAGTCGAACCCATCTTGATACTTGTACTTGAGCAGAGAATCGCAGGCTTTTAAGTTGTCGCCGTTGAGTAGATTGCGGCGCATTGATGAATTAAGCCATGTGCCGATGCCGTATTGATAAACAAAGTCTATGTAAACATCATACTCCGCCTGCGTCATCTGGACATCTGGCAGTGAATCGCGAAAGCGCTGCTCATCTGCAGAAATGTGGGCCTGTACGGTTTTAAGTGCTTGAACTGGGGTTAGCTTGTCTCCCAGTTTTACCCGCGTTCCATCGATGTGATATGTGGAACCGAAGCCAGCTGTTGGGCGGTCTCCTTGAACTGGCGGCCTTGCAACATCAATCCACCCCTCAGAGACAACCAGTGCGATAAAACCAGCGGCTGAAAGACTGAGTCCGCCGACTGCCATTTTGCGCATTCCGCCTCCGGAAACAAAAAGCCCCGGAGTTACCCGAGGCCAGAAACGAAAAAACCGCCAAAATAAGGCGGTTTTCAGTGCTCAATGGGTTTTATCCCATCCTTGGGGCAATTTAATCACTCTTAGTTAAATCTGTCAAATATGAGTTTAGGCCTGTAGTTTTATTTATTTGGTTAAAACTTTAAAAGTTGTCACTTAACTGACTTGTAAAGAAGCCCGGCCTTTGCCAGAGCTATTGCTATTCCGTCCGCGCTGGTTGTTGGGCAGCTCCGTATTACCTCAATGGCCTCGGATAATACATCGTGACAAGCTGGATTGCTCAATGCTGCATTCTGGCGCCTGGTTATGTTGTCGAATGCTTCCCTCTCTTCTGGTGTCTCTATCATGCTGCACACTCCCCGGCCTCAATTCTAAGCAGCCTCTTGCATTCCCGTTCAGCGTCCCAAGACTCACGATGCAGCGCATCAACCGCAGAAGAAAACGTATCGTAAAACCCTGCTCTGAACTCCTCCTCTGTGACTTCTCTTTCAAGCTGTTTTCCCAGTTCGCCTGCAAGCGATTTACAGTCCATGATAATACGCCCAACCCCGAAGCACTTCCGACACTCAAGCTGGCGGCGCGGCCCTTCCCTGTTAGTATGCGTATATCCTCGCCCCTTGCACTTTGGGCAAATCTTAGTTCCGCACACTTCATGAATTACCATCTTCGACATGGCTTTGGCCACAGGCAGCTCCATGCCATCGCTAAGCAACGAGCTTTTGATGGTTTCACGCAGAGTAAAGGCAGACTGCTCAATCCCGGATATACTCGCCTCAAGCACTTTAACCCCGACAGGGAATTTCGACTGTGCCTGGGCAATAAGATTCTCTGCATCGTTCCGGCTGAATACGCCGCGCCCCTGGATAACCTGAACAGGCATACCGCTTGGTGAAATCAGTAAAAACAGTTTCTCGATAGATATCATGGCGTCCTCCTTCAGAACGGAATGTCCGAGTCCCAGCCGTCATCCAGATCCGGCGTGTAGTTCTGCTGTTGTGGTTGCTGCTGTGCCTTTGGCGCATAACCTTGGTTTTGCTGAGGCACTGGTCTTTGGTTGCCACCATGCTGATGGTTTTCAGGACGACTGCCGAGCATCTGCATCGTTCCGCGCTGGTCAATCACGACCTCAGTAGTGAATCGCTCGACTCCAGAGCTATCTTTCCACTTTCGGGTCTGCAGTTTGCCTTCCAGGTACACTTGCGAACCTTTGCGCAGATAATCTCCGGCAATTTCGGCCAGCTTCCCGTACATTACGATCCTGTGCCACTCGGTACGCTCTTGCTGTTGGCCCTGTTGGTCCTTCCATGACTCACTGGTGGCCACTGTGATATTTGCTACGGCGTTTCCGTTGGTCATGAAGCGAACCTCAGGATCCTGACCAAGGTTTCCAACCAGAATGACTTTGTTAACCCCTCTACTAGACATTTTTGGTATCTCCTGAAATAGCTCTCGCCTCTATGTGCGTAGCTGCCAATACAGCGTCCTCAGAACCATAAGCATTACGGCAAACTAATGATTCAAATATGACCTCTTTGAGCGCCACACCGTGCGCCTGCTTGCATTCATTGAAAGCGTCATCAAGAATTTGTTTAATTGATTTAGCCATACCCACCTCACCCTATCTGAATTAACCCGGCCTCAAACAGCCGCTCTTGTGTTTCTTCAA